CAAAAAAGGCGATTTAATGAAAGATGAAAATGGAAATCAAATGGTTAATTTAGGTGTTAAATCAGTATTAAAGGCCCAGGAAAAAAATACTGCTGGTAGTTTATTAGCAAGATATGATTGGTACGTTGTAAGAAAAGCTGAGAAAGATATTGCGATACCAACAGCAATTACAACTTATCGTGATGCTGTAAGAACAGCTTGTAACACTAGAGAGACAGAGATTGATGCGTGTACAGACACCGCAGCTTTAGTTACGTTATATGGTGCAAGTTATGATGAAAATGGAAATTTTGAAAAAATGAATATGACACAATACCCTGTAGATCCAGAAATCTAATGAAAACAATAATTGAAAAACAACTAATTGAGTGGAGAGAAGAACTTGCTAAACAAAAGCAAAAGCAAGCACAAGCAAGAAAAGTATTAGAGGAAGCGAATCAAGCTATTTTGATGCTTGAGGGTGGTGTACAGGCGAAGGAGTCACTGTTGAGGAAGATCGAACAAGAATCCCTGCCAACAGGTACAGTGGAGCTAACCCAAGAATCAAAGCCAAAACCATCAAAGTAATTGGCATACAAGCTTTTAGGAGGGCTTCTTTAATCATGTTTCAAAAAATTGCTAACGTCTTAAGTATTGTTTCTTTCCTTATGGTAGCTTCTATGAGTGGTGGAGCGTACCTAGGCTATAAATATGTAACATCTGAAAATTTCAAGTCTCAAGTTATGAACGAAATACTTGGAAATGTGCAGGGTGCTATGCCTAAGGTTTTAGATAATGTCATACCAGAAGCAACAGGACCTTCTATACCTTTTATTAAAAAATGAATTGTTATTGGTGTGATGCTGAACTAATACCAAGTGGAGATATTGATGTTGATGAATCTATGGAAAACTTATACCCTGAGTTTTCTGTAAGAACTAATTTAAGTTGCCCCAGGTGTTATTCAGAAGTGGAAGTTTTGAAGAAAAGAGATGCCTATGACTGATATACCTCGTTTTAAAATAAACAAGGTTGAGATACATGAGATACCAATATGGAAGTTCAATAATCCAGTAGTAAATTACATAAATAAACCTGTTGTAGATATTCCAGGTTGCGTAAGAGTTCATAGAAATAATCTAACCAGCCTTATTGACAACCCCAAAGATGAATATGGAACATATACAGAATGTGGTAACTTCAGTATTCCTAGTTTTGAACCTTTGGAGTATAACCCCAATGAATTTAAGTACACAAAAGCCGAAACCGCCAATCAAGCAGAAGAGTTTGTACCGCCAACAGTAGAACCTCCTAAATACGAACCAAAAAAGAAAGAAGATGAACCACTATTTGTACCCTGCCCTGGACCGAATGACCAGCGAGTAGGCCAATATGCTTCAGAGTTTAAATTAGAGCGTGTTATTGGACACGAGAGAAGCGAAGATGGTAGTAAATGTATAACCTTGTATGAAAGTACTAAATTCATCGAGCAATACATACCGAATCCTCCACAGCTTGTTAGCACTGCTGTTATTGCTACTGTTGCTGCCTCTACTCCACTATTGCTTAATGTCATAAAACCTTTAGTAAAAAATTTATTTAAAAAGCTGACAAAGAAGAAAGATAAGGTAGAATAATTATCCGTAGATAAGTGTAATACCCGTGACTTATCTACTGACCTATTTTCAATTCGTGAGTATGCGGAACTACCTGATTAGGCTTTTTACCGATACGGACTCCCTCACATAATTTTGCAAATTCACTTTTAGGATCGAAATAAATTCCCTTTAACATCAATTCTCCGCAATTTTTTAATCTTGCGATTTCATAGTTGAGCATCTTTGCGTTTAATTCCTGTTTTTGTAGTTTTATTTGTGTATTAGCTGCATCGAGGCAAGAATCTTGAAATCTTTTATCTAGTGGAATATTAAATGTAAATGCAAATCCAAAGTTAAGTCCTAAAGAATCTTTGTTACCACTATAGTTTTCTTGATAGTAGAGTACGTTCCCTGGATTATCGGGCACACCATTATTATCATCGTCTGTTGGATCGTACACGGGTGTACTATAGATGTAATCTTGAGGTCGTCTTTGGTTGAATGTTGTGGTTACGAAGGGGCTAAATCCCATCTGTGGACCAGAGCAAACTATCCCATTTCCATATTGATTTTCTACCATAGGACCGCCAAGAACTTGCGTGGCAAAGTTAGATACTGAAGATGAACTTTGTGCTACGGGAGCACTTGTGTTTGACACATTAGCAAATACTGGATTACCTACTAAAGTTATTGCGAGAAGATAGTTGTGGTATCTGTGACGCTTGTGCTTTCTATGGTTCGAGTTATATCTGTTACGGATTCCATTCCAGGTGCTTGATAAACTTCTGTAAATTGAAAGGCATCTCCCTGATTTGTTTGAGTCCAATTTGGTCTTTGATCTAGATTTAATCCCTGCCATGTATGCGTAGTTCCGTTTATAGTTTCGCTAACAGTGGTAGCTGCTGGAGATATAGAAGATCCATCATGCTGTATTCCTGATCCTGTAACTGAATAGAGAAACCCAGAATTATATTCTGTTGTTCGTATAGATTCTGTAATAATTGTGGAAGTTTCTGTTCGAC